TGATCCTGCTTTAGATTCTTTAACTGAAATCAGACTCATAGGCATCTCAATACCATTAGTTGATCCAATAACCACGCTAGAACTTTCAACAGGAGCAATGGCCATTAATGTAGCATTACGCACACCATAGCTTCGCATATCGCTACGTAGTTGTTCCCAATCTAGTTCACGTGTTGGGCTAAAGTCTGCTAGTTTGTTTACTGCTTTAGCACGGCGTTCCCAAGGAAAATGTCCTTGGCCATAACGTGTGTGTTCACTGTGCAGACACGCACCACGTTCTTTTGCTAACTCTACTGTGGCTTCTGTTAAGAAAAATGCCTGATGTTCCATCCAAGTTTTAACTTCTTGCAAGGCATCTGTCTCACCGTATTTTAAATTACGTTTAGCATGCCAGTAAGCAAGGTTAGTAACACCAATACCCAATGGTTGTATTTCATCGTTGCTTAACTTACTTTGTATGCTCAAGAAATCCTGATAATCAAGGATATTACATAATGACCTTTGTAGGATACGGCAAGCACGACGCATGTCTTCTGGGTTACGGAAAGCACCCCAATTGATGCTGCCAAGTGTGCAAAGAGCAATACGACCTTTATCATCATCTAAACGCTTAAATGGTTTAGTAGGTAATAAGATTTCACAACATAAGTTACTTTGATAGATAGTGTGATACTCAGGGTCAAATGGGCCTTGGTTCATTACATTGTCAATGAACACAAGATATATACGTCCAGTATCAGTACGTTCTTTTAATATGCCAGATTTAAACACTTCTTCAGCTGACAGAACTTTCTTACGTAGTCCTTTTAGCTTTTCATACTTCTCATATAATTCTTCAAAGAGTTTTGTGTCTTTGTAAAACGCTTCATATAGGTCAGGAACTTCGTTAGGATCAAAGAATGTGATATTTTCTTTATTCTTAAATCTGCGCCAGAACATAGCGTTAAGCACAACACCATAGTCCATGTGTCGCACTCGAGTTTCTTCTGTGCCTTGATTGTTTTTCAATACGATCAAGTCATCAAATTGATGATGCCATATGGGATAAAAAACTGTAGCACTAGCATTACGGATACCACCTTGGCTACAACTACGCAAGTCACCAAACCATTTCTTAAGGAAGGGAATCATACCTGTGTGCATGACTTCCCCACCTCGTATAGGACTACCCAGGGGGCGCAAACGACCTATCTCTAGACCAATACCAGCACGCTTGGCTGCATATTTGGCCATCATCTCTCCTGATGCGAAAATACTGTCTAGGTCATCATCAGATTTGATCAAGACGCATGAGCTAAACTGCTTCGTAGGGGTACCTAGGCCAGCGAGCACTGGAGTGGCGAGCGTGAACAATCCGTCACTGGCGCAGGCGTAGTAATCTTTGATATAACGTAATCTTTGTGTAGGGTTTTCTTTATGGAATATAGTTGCGGCTGCTATCATGTAACGAACCTGTGGAGTTTCATAGATCTGTTTAGTAGCTCGATTCCTAACTAGATATTTTTCAATCAACTGTGCTATGGCCGCGTAACTATATTCTTCATCTTTGGCATGATCGATCATGTCATTCATGCGATTCCATTCTTCTTCAGTGTACCAAGATAATAGTTCTCCAGTATATAATCCAGTAGCTACATTAGTTTTTACGATTTCATATAAATGTGGGACTTGATAATCACCGTAGATATCTTTGCGTAGCATAGATAAACGTTGTTTACCTGCTACATATTGATAGTTAGTATGCCCTACTTCTGGTTCATGTTCTACATCAATTAAATCTACGATAGCACGTAGAGTGATTTCATCAATTTCACGTGTTGAGATACCATCGTAGAAGTGTGGTTGAGCTTTGATCTCTATCATGGACTGGCTGACGTCAGCTACACCTTGGCAAACTTTGGCTACCTGTGCCTGCCATTTGGTCAGATCCAGTGGTACGATCTGGCCACTGCGTTTTTTGACTTGAATGTTACTCAATTTGATACCTCTTTTAGTATTTCTCTAGTGCTAAATCTGTGCTTGAATATTGATACAGCAAGTGCAACTGCTTTTCTTCTACTTGTTTTGTATTTACTATTTCATAGGGCCAATAATTAAGAATATATTTCCCCTCATCTAACCAAGCTACTGTGTAGCGTTCTTTGTCTTTGTAATCATAATATACTCTTATTTCCATTGCGGTATTTCTATGATGAGTAAAGTATATAGTATATATGATTCCTAGTGCTTTTGCAACGTCACACCAGTAGTTTTCGGCTAACAATGTCCAGGGATCTGGCCAAGTTGTGGGATCGCTGGCGTCCAAATTATAGTTTACGAATGGAGCAGTGCTCCACATGTTGTTTAGTTCTACCACTGCAGATTCTAGAGGTAGACGATCTAACTCATGGCGAAAGTTTTTCCATTCTGCTAGCCTGTCGTTGACACGCAGATTCCAAAAATTCTGCCACATGATTAGGCAAATGTTCTTGGTGAATAGTAGGTTAGATTAGCTGAAGTGCTGGTGTTAGTTGTAGTGTAGCGTAAAACAGCACTATTACCAAATGTAAAAAATGATAGATTTACACCAGTGTCACCGGTTTCAGTATATTCTTCATCAACTATGGCCACATTACTGTTAATTTGTGTAACTTTGAAAGTACCTACTCTTGCTTCTAAGCCACGGGTTATCCTATAGTCTATTAAGTTAGTCAATGAATCTGTTAAGGTCAATGCTGTGTTAGTAGCAGAACTAGTATTGTTTAACAATACTTCGGTAGTTTTAGCCACGTTATTAGATGTTAAACTAGCATAGGTTTGTAATATTGTTACGTTGGATTGTAGCAGAGCAATATTAGCGCCATTGTTATTTTCAGAATATTCTGTTATGATTTCAGTAACACCAACTTCAGGTGCACCTTCTACTAGTGTTCCGTTACCGATATATAAACGACGTTCGTCTATGCTCCAACCCAGTTCACCTGATGCTAGTTGGGGTAGATTTTCTTGTAGACCACGTCTCACCTGGATCTTGCTGATTTGAATTACCGCCACTTTATTTCTCCTGTATTACTTATTTATCGCACCATTGGCGTTTACCATTGACTAATTTCCAAGTTTTATTTTTACATCCGTTAGAAATTATTACTTTCCCACGCAAATTTTCATACGGTGGCAATATTGGCATATCTGCTCGTCTAATACGCCAACCTTTGGTTTGTTTTTGAAATAACTTACTCTTTGGATTATTTAAACTTGTAGGCATGCTTTTATCTACATTGTATTCTTCACACCATTTTGATATATTTTGCACGTATACTTCTATAGGATTATCAACTCGACTCACGTACCATCCTTTACTACGCTTTTCTGCCTGTTTACGATGAAATTCTTTTTTTTGGTCATCAGTTAAATTTTTAAACCATTTAATAGTACCTTTCATAGTATGATTACTGTAATTAATAGTATCATATGGTATAAAAGAACTTCGATCACCACCAGTACCGCCCTTTACTAAATTATAACTCATCGGGTCATTAACTGCATTAGTTACATCAATCCAATATCGTTCACGAAGATTTAATTCAGATTCTGTATTACAATTTTCAAGGATAATTTTTTCAAAATTATCTTTACCGTATTTTTTATAAGCATGTTTAAGGATTTTACCAGACCCTGCATAATTAGGATCAGCCCCGTTGTGCTTTCCTATATACCAATTTCCATTTGTTTTATTAATAATTTTGTAGATATACATGTATATATTTATACAAGATATCTGAATAATGGGCATTTATGCTAGTTTATAATACTGTTCAACTCTATCAAACCAACGGTCCATCCATATATTCCATTCATTACCATTTAAAACCCAATGCTGGAATTCAGGCCGTTGGTTGGGTTTTGGCGCTACTGCCATAAGAATTACTCCTTGGCTAATATCTGTTCCATGGACTTCATTATGTGCGGCAGCATAGGCGCATAATTGCAGAAAATAGTCGTCGATCCACTCAGTTTTCTTGGGTTTGTTAGACTGTTTGTAGTCTAAAATTGATGGTTCATTGTTGTATAGGCCACATGCATCTGTTGTACCTGCATATAAGCCTGGAACATATAAAGGAACTTCAATACCCCATACTTCTTGAACCTTTATTAAACCATTATCAATAATTTCACGAGCCATGCTATGTGCTTCAACACTAAAGGGGTTTGATCCAGGTTCCGTTAAAATTCTGTTATTGCGCACATAATCTTCTAAGAACTTGTGCATACGGGTGCCACGACCTGCTGCTTCTGTGGTTATTTCAGTTGCACGATTTTCACCTACTGATTTGCGCCAGTTAGCCAGAGCCTGTCGTTTTTCTTCGGGTTTGGTGCGATCTAATATTGTTGTAACGCTAGGAACACGTGATCCGTCTGGTAAGGTATATAATCTTTTACCTTCTACTGATTCACGATTGATAGGAGAATAGTTGTATTTTTCGATAAGCATCTTAATAGTATATATGCTTATCTATAGGTTGTCAAACAGTAAATGATTCTCCACAACCACAACGAGCTTTTTCGTTGGGATTAGAGAATTCGAATCCTTCGTTCAGTCCTTTTTTAGTATAGTCTATCTGCATGCCTTCTAAGTATACTAGATCTTTTTTATTGATAACAAGGGTAACACCGCGGTCTTGTATTTCAAGATCACCTTCAAAAGTTTTATCAGCAAATTCTAACACATAGGCAAAGCCGCTACATCCACTGGTGCGCACACCAATGCGCATGCCAATACCTTTACCTCTATAATCCAAAGCATCTTTCATTTTTTTACTTGCATAAGCTGTTAGTGATATCATATCATTCAAACCAACTTGTTGTGTCTTTTTCTAATCTGTCTATAATTTTCTGTTTTTGTTTGTCAGTAAAATTGTACCATTCAGTGACTTCGTCTACAGTACGACCACAACCCACACATATCTCATTTTCATATCTGCATATTGATATGCAGGGGCTTTCTACATTAGACTGTTTCATTCTTTTTTCTATAATCTGCTATGGCGCTTTTGATGGCATCTTCTGCAAGTACCGAGCAATGGATTTTAACGGGTGGTAACGCGAGTTCTTCTGCGATATGTGAGTTTTTGATGGTCTGAGCCTCATCCAGCGTCTTGCCCTTGAGGAGCTCGGTGACAAGGCTAGAGCTAGCA